ACGGCGGTTGACAACCGCACGGAATTTATGTTGTGCGAGATTATAAAGCAATAACCAAAACGGGGGCGGTTTACCGCCGCCCCTTAACTCTTTATTTATGGACGATATGGATAAAATTTTTAGTTGGGAACAATGGCGTATGATATTCGCCACGTCGTTAAGTCCTATTTTAGCCTATTTAACCCCAACGGCGGGTTTTATGTACGCATTAGTCATTATGTTTGCTTTCAATATTTGGGCTGGTATGCGGGCGGACGGTGTAAGTGTAAGGCATTGCAAAAACTTTCGATTTAGTAAGTTTAAGAATGCGTTGGCGGAATTGCTTTTGTACGTCGTTATTATACACGTCCTTTATTCCGTTATGTTGCAATGTGGCGACGACGGGGCGGCAATGATTGTTATTAAGTCGCTTACATACGTGTTCATGTATGTATATTTGCAAAATGCGTTTCGCAACTTAATTAAGGCATACCCGAAGAAAATAGCCTTACGGATAATATACCATGTTATCCGGTTGGAATTTACACGGGCGTTGCCGTCTTATTGGCAACCAATAATCGAGCGTTTCCAAAAGGAAACCGATGACGATATTATTAACGATAAAGAAAAGGAGGTAAGAAAATGAAACCTATTGTTATTTTAGACAACGGACACGGCGAAGAAACCGCCGGGAAACGTTCCCCGGTTTGGGGCGACGGTTCCCAATTGTTTGAATGGGAGTTTAACCGTGACATTGTACGCCGTATTGCGGCGATGTTAAAAGCCGATGGCGTAAAGTTTGAAATTTTGGTACCGGAGGAAACCGACGTATCATTGACGGAACGTTGCCGCCGAGCAAATGAGATTTACCGCAACTACAATGAAAAGGCGTTTTTGGTATCCGTACACGCCAACGCCGGAGGCGGTACGGGTTGGGAGGTTTACACGTCGCCCGGAGAAACGAAAGCGGATGCAATCGCCACGGTATTTGCCGAGGAAGCGCAACGGGTATTCGTCCCGGACGGTTGGCGTATGCGTTTCGATTATGCGGACGGCGACCCGGATAAGGAAGCGGCGTTTTATATCCTCAAACACACGAGTTGCCCGGCAATTCTTACGGAAAACTTTTTCATGGATACCGAAAAAGATTGCCGTTTCATAATGAGCGACGACGGGCGGGAGCAAATCGCAGATATGCACGTTGCCGCAATTAAAAGGGTATTGACGTTATGAAAAAGTATTTGATTTGGGCGGCAATCATTATGGCGGTTGCCGCCGCCTTTTGGGTACAACAAAGCCGTATTAAGCGATTGACCGACGAACGGGATAAATACCGGAGTAATACCGAAACGTTGTTGCAGGACGTCCGCACGTATCAAACAAAGGATAGTTTGAACGCCGCAAAGGTTGGGAATTTGGAGTTAAAATTATCCGAATATAAAAAGTACCGGGCGGATGATGCTGCGTTAATCAAATCGTTGCAGACAAAGAACCGGGATTTGCAAAGGGTTACGACGGCGCAAATGGAAACGATAAACGAATTAAGGGCGAACGTCCGGGATAGTATTGTATATTTGCCCGGCGACACGGTTACGACCGTATTACGTTGTATTGATATTGTGGAACCGTATTTTGAGTTGCACGGATGCACAACGCCCGCCGGGGTATTTACCGGGACGCATATAAACCGGGATAGTCTGTTGATAGCGGAAACGGTGCAATATAAACGTTGGTTAGGTTTTTTATGGAAAACAAATAAAATCAAAAATCGGCAAATTGATGTAGTTAGCAAAAACCCCGCAACAAAAATATTAGGGGTTGAGTTCATAACCATAGAAAAGTAATAAACCGGGGGTTGTAACAAGGCGTTGCAACCCCTTTTTTATTGAGCCATTTTCAGCCCGTTTCCGGGCATTTTATTTCAAAGTGGATAGCTTACAAATGGTTATCCGAGCAATTGGGATTACCAACGGAATACACGCATATAGGAATGTTTAACCCGGAAACGTGCGCAAAGGTCGTGGACGTTTCAAAAAAATATTTGGAAACCATGCGATTTGCATTAAGAAAACAAGATAAGATAAAAGCGCATTTTGAGCCGCACGGCGACGAAATGTTGAACCGAATAAAAGAGAGTTTAACCCGGTATTTTTCCGCCGACCGTTCAGATTTCCCGGAGGGGTTCCGGGATATTGAAAGCGATTATAACCAATTGCCGGGGGAACCGTACCCAACTATTGCAATAAACGACGTCGGAAACGCCAACCGTATGATTGAGTTCTATGTTACCGGGAAACAATACGACGTTTACCATGTAGCATTTAAGGGATTTACAAAGGGTTAATATATGGGAATGATAAAAAGGAATTGCGACAATTGCGGCAAAGAATACAACGCCGATACCCGGAATTTACGCCGAGGTTGGGGACGTTGTTGTTGTAAGAGTTGCGCCGCCCAATTGAGGGAAAAGAATAAACCCGGATATAACCCGGAACGGGTCGCCGTAAATAATGTACGTCGGGAATGTTGGACGGATTGCCCGGAACCGGAACGTTACCCGTTAAGTTATGACGGGGCGGATTTCGACCAATGGGGCGATTGTGAATTTGGAATACATGATTAAAAAGATAACCCCCGACGCAATGAAGTAACGCCGGGGGTTGGTACGCAGTAACCGAGAGCGATGTTGTAAGGTTATGCGGTGCAACAAAATTAGTGCTTTTTATCTGTATTACAAGCGTCCAACGTGAACAAATAAAACTTTCAAAGGTTTTGTTTTTGGTAATATAGATTTTATTTGTACTTTTGCAGAAACAAAAACCCACCGGGGGAGTACCCGGCAAAGATATGAGAATAAAAGAGAGCGATTTATTAAAGAGATTGGCGACCGATAGCGGGAAAACAGCCAACCAAGTTGCCGAAATTATCATTTCGGAATTACTCAAAAACAAAGTTATTGAGGACACCCCGGACAATTGGGGCGTTTCCGTTTTCGATGCAATAAACGAGGACGTAACCGAGGAACAAACCGCCAATTGTTATGCGGCAATTTCCGAGGCGTTGGGCGTATATCTGAAACGGGTATATTTCATTGTACCGGATTTGGATTTAATGGGTAACGACGATTGCCCGGAGTGCGGCGGCGAAATGGAAGTTACCGACGGGGAATATAAACAGACCGGAGGCGACGGATATTTGACCCCGCCGGAATATACCGCAATTTGGGAGGAAATGACGTGTACGCATTGCGGACACAAAGAGAGCAACGAACCGAGTTATTAACAATAAAAGACTAAAGAAATGGCAGAAATGACGAAATTAAGAGTAAACGAGGCAATCGCACGGGCGCAAACCGCCGGAATTAAAGTTTATAAAAAAGAGGTTGCCGCCCGTTTATGGGAGGGACGCACCGAAAGCGCACAACAAGTTAATATGACTAACTTATGTAACGGTACGACCAAACAGATACGCCCGGAATGGGTTGTTATCATTTGCGAAATGTGTAATTGCACCCCTAATTATTTGTTTGGATATGAAGAATAACGGGTTACAATGGTTTGAACGTATGGCGGACGTTATGTTTTCCGATAGGTTCCAAGCGAAAGCGATTATTTCGACGTTTGGAACGTTGGGCGTTGTTTGTCTGATTGGCGCATTGTGGAACCCGTGGCAATTGATGTTTGCGGGTATGTGTGCCGTAATGGTATTATGTGGATTTTCAGAATTAAAAAAGAGTAGAAAATGAGAGCGAACAAAAAGAAACCGGAAAACCCGGTACAAAAGACGGTCGAAAATTTGGGAGCCGTTCCCGCCGACCAATTCCCGGAAATTACCGAGGAACAACAACAAATAATCCCCCCGTTTGAAGCGGTCGAGGTTAAGCAACCAACCGGAATATTTGAGATATTGCCGGGCATGACGGTTGAGGAAATGACGGCAATGTTTTTTGATGAAAAAACGTTGATTGAACCCCCGTATAAGATTTGGCAATTGAATAGTAAGGGACACCGCTATTATTACCGATATGACGACAACGGGAACCCGGAGTTTTTCCCGTCGGTTACAACGATATTGTCCCAAACGTTACCCAAAGCCCCGTACTTAATACAATGGATTGCCAACAAAGGCATTGAGGAAGCGGAACGATACAAAGGCGAACGGGCGGCGTATGGTACGTTTATGCACGCCGCATTTGAGGAATTATTAATTAACCGGGCTTATGATTTGGACGGGTTAAAAGGCAAACTAAAAGAATATATTGAGGTTTACCGATTGTCGGACGATTTTATATATTATGCCGACGATTTGAAAAAGGACGTATTGGCGTTTGCTCAATTCGTATTAGATTACGACGTGCGCCCGTTGGCGGTTGAAATTGCTTTAGTGCATCCATATTACAAGTATGCCGGAATGATTGATTGCCCGTGTACCATGTTGGCAAAGATAGGCGGCGACGAACGTATTAACGCAATCGTCGATTTTAAGAGCGGACGCAAAGGATTTTACGAGGAAAGCGAGATACAATTAGGGATGTACCGGGATATGTGGAACGTCAATTTTGAGCAATTCCCCGTTACCCGTATTTTCAATTTCAGCCCGAAAGATTGGCGCAAAAAACCGTCTTACAATCTGAAAGAGCAAACCGAAAGCCCCAATATACGGAAAATCCCCTATCTGTTGGAGATTGCCGCCATTGAGGACGAAAAGCGGGACAACACGTTTACGGCGGTTAATGGTATGGTTGTATTGGACGACGCCCCGGATTTGTCCCAAAATGTAATATCGTTGTCTTTGGCGGAATTGATTAAAACGAAAGCCCCCAAAGAGGCGACCCCGGACGAAACCACGGACGCCGCCGATACCGTCAAAGCGGATGCGGTTGCCCCGGAACAAACGCCGGAACCGGAGATTAAGAAAACAAAGATTGTGAAACGCACCGGGAAAACGGCAAAGGAGGCGGAAAAGAAGCCCGCCACGGGGCGAAAGACGACAAAACGGAATGTTGCACCGGAAAAGGAACAAAAGCCCGCAAATGCGCCAAAAAAGCCCAAAAACGAGAATAAGAAAAGATTGTTGAACGACGACCCCGAAATATAAAGAGCATGAAAGGAAATATAAAAGGTAGGATTGTTAGACCGGAGGCGGAAAAATCACGTTTGATTTTACCCCGTGTCGGACAAATAAAAATCGGAATGAAAAACGCCAACGGATACCCGCAAAGCGTGGATTATTTCATACCAACGGGAAAGTATGCCGGGTTATTTACACAGGCATACGGCGAAAAGCCCCAAACAATACAAATCGTATTCCCGGACGACGACCCGGCGAAAGTATGCAACGAGCGGTACGAGTACCGGGACGACGACGGACGATTGATTGCGGCGGGCGATGGCGATACGTTCCAAGTATGGGACGGAAAGAAATACGAAACGTTGACAACGGAGAAATACCCAAATTTAATGCAGTCAATAACGAAGCGTTACCCGAATAAAAAGAGCCGCCAACCGGATTGCGACGGTTGGGAGGTTACATTAACGCTAAACTTTATTGTTCCTTTGGTTCGTGGGGTTGCCGGGGTTTGGCAATTCGTAACAAAGGGTACGGCGTCCACAATCCCGCAAATTCGGGAAACGTTCGACGGTATGTTAGCGGAACGGGGATTTTGCAAAGGCATTATATTTGATTTGAATGTACAATTTGCCACGACCCAAAAACCGGGCGACCGTTCCCGTTTTCCCGTTGTGTCGTTGGTTCCTAATGAAAGTGCGGATAATGTTTTGAAAGTGCGCAAAGCGTGGGAACCTGCAAAGCAATTGGATAATGAATAAAAAATGCTATATTTGCGTCGATAAAACAAACGACTACCACCGTTTGCAAAGTATTGCTAATTTATTTAGCGCAAAGCCCGTTTTCCGGTGTGTGGTAGCCCGGATTGCGGGCTTTTATATTTTAATTATGGATTTTATTATAAAAAACAAATGGATTAACGAATTGCATTTGAAAGGTAATAAGTTAATGTTGTATGCAATGATACACGCCTATTGTGTTAGATATGGCGAGTATTCAAAGGGTATTTTGTATTTATCCAAATGTTTAGGGATAAACAAAAGCACTGTAATTGATTGCCTTAAATGGTTATGCGAAAAAGGATTATTAATAAAATCAGTTCAGCCCGTAGCAGAACCGGATGTTTATAAAATATCAATATTATGAAATACACGATATTAATAAACCAATATGCCGCCGTTAATAGCGGTTTAGATTTAGATTTAATAGATTTGGCGATTTTTGATTTTATAAAAGATTTCGCCAATTGTGCAAGTTGCGTTAAGATGCACACCCCGGAGGGAATATATTTTTGGATTTCCCACAAGTTAATATTGGAAGCAATGCCGTTATTGAATATAAAGACAAGTCAAGGCATTATAAAGCGTATTGATAATTTGATTAAAGCCGGAATTTTACAAAAACATCCTAATTGCGAATTGTATAACAAAACTCTGTATTGTTTTGGTGAAAATTATGAGTTACTAACATTTACCGAAAAGGCAGCAAGGATATTAACCGGAGTTGATACCCCTAAACAAAAGTTGATACCCCCCCTAAACGAAAGTTTAGGGGTACCCCTAAACGAAAGTTTAGGGTATAATAGTAATAATATAGATAATACAATAAATGATAATGAGAATACCCCCAACAACAATGTTGTCGGGGAATTATTCCCGGAAGAACAAAAGGTTGAGGAACCAAAGGAGAAAAAAACGTTATTCCGTAATTCCGACGTTTACAAAATGGTTAAATTTGAAAACGGCGTTGGCGTGGATTATTCAGAGTTTGAAAGTAAGTTTGCGACACCGGAATTTGAAAAGGTCGATTTGGTTTATTACTTTCATTCGGTTAGCGATTGGAGCGACCAAAAGAATATGAAGCGCACTAAAAACGGTTGGTTGGCGACCGTCCGCAATTTCATACGGGGGGACGTCGAAAAGAAAAAGTTGCATTTGAAACCCGAATACAAAGCCCCAACGCAAAGATTGAACGTTGCCGGGGCTATTGAATATTTGAAAGATGATTATTAACATGGAAACATTACCCGAAAAGACAAACAGATTGCCACAAACGTTGCCCGAAAAACGACAATCCGCCGCCGTTTTGCTTTATAGCGGAACGGCAAAAGCAATTGAGGTACGCCGGGCGATAGTTGAATTACCGGAGGTTGCCAAAGCATTAACGACGGTTGAAAAGTATATTTTCGTGGCGTCCACAAAAAAACAGATTGCCGAGATTGACGACGAAACGTTGATTGCTAAAACCGGGCAAATGTTCCGGTTTATAGCAATGGACGTGGGGTTTATCATTTCCACGGAAAACCGGGACGATTGGACGTATATTTGTACCCGGTTGTTGGATTTGCTAAAACGCTATTATTCGCAATTAACATTGTCGGAGGTTAAATTAGCGTTTGAATTACTGATTACCGGGGAATTGGACGACTATTTGCCAAAGGATAGGGACGGGAACGCAGAACGGAAACATTACCAACAATTCAACGCCGATTATTTTGCAAAGGTATTGAACGCATATTGCCGGAAACAAAACCAAGTTATCGGCAAAGCATATACAGCGTTACCGGAACCGAAAAAGGAGTTAAGCCCGGAGCAAATCCGGTATTATCGCAATCAATCGGTTATGACTTGTTTAATGTGTTTTTTGCGCTATAAATATACCGGGCGTTTAGTGTTTGGATTAACCGACGAAATGTTTGTTTATAATTGGTTGTTGGGCGTTCGGTTAGCGGATGAAGTGAAAGAAACCGAGGACGACCGGAAAGAAGCATATAACCGATTTTTGGCACGTGCCGCCCGTGGGTTCATTAATGAATTTACCGTTTACCACGTTCGGAAACAAGGAACCCAAAGCCCGGAAATTGATTATACAGCCTTTGAGGTTGCCCGGCGCAAAGAAATTAAACGGACGTTTGACCGAATGATTAAGGACGAAATTTATATCTATCATTATTTAAGGTTTGAAAAATGAAAAAAAGAGTTTCAGCGACAAAGTTGTACCGACTTTGGGAAAGTATAAAAGCCCGTTGTTATAATCCTAAAAGAAAGGATTATAACAATTATGGAGGTCGTGGAATAACTATTTGCAAAGAATGGTTTTGTTTTGATGCCTTCAAAAATTGGGCTTTAGAAAATGGATATAACCCCGGTTTAGAAATTGACCGGATAGATAACGACGGGATATATAGCCCGGAAAATTGCCGTTTTGTTACTCATTCGGAAAATAATAGAAATAGGCGAATACGCCGAGATAACACAACCGGATATAAGGGAGTAACCCGGCATAAACAAACCGGGAAATATAATTATAAAATTCAAATCGACGGAATACGATACAGAAAGAGCGGTTTTATAACTGCAATGCAAGCGTATGACGAACGATTGATTAAGATTGAACAAATAAAAAAGATGTTATGAAAATAAATTGCATTATAGGCATAGACCCCGGAAGCAATGGGGGTATTGTGGTTTGGCGACCCAACCACAACGCAACGGCAATTAAGATGCCTAAAGACATTAACGAGATACGGGATTTTCTGAACTATTACAAAGAGATTTGTACACCGATTATCTTTTTGGAAAAATTGAGTGTTCGCCCGGATGACGTAACGGTTGGCGATACCGGGGCAAACATGGGTAAATTGTACCGCATACAAAAGATGTTGCAAAACTTTGAGCATTTGAAAGCCATTATAACCGTCGCCGAAATACCGTTTGTTTTGGTTAATGCGATGAAGTGGCAAAACGACCTTAAATTACGTATTAAGGTAAAAGGGAAAAAGGAGGAAAAAGCAGACCGCAAACGACGGTTCCGGGATATTGCCGGGAAATTATACCCGGAGATTATCCCGGCGTTATGGAATGCGGACGCAACGTTAATAATGCACTTTGGACGGTTCATTTTACAAAACAACCCCCGTTGGGTTTTGGAAAATTTGCCCCAACAAATGCACAACCGTTTATTTTAAGCCCGTAGGGACGTTTAATTATTCAAATGGTTGCTTATATGGCAGACGAAACAAAAGCCCCGCAAATCGAAAATCCCGAAAAAATAACGGCAAAAGATTTGGCGGAAATGGTAAAACAGATGCGGCACAACCAACGACGTTGCCAACGGAACCCAACCCCGGAAAAATTGGCAACGTTGGAAAGTTGGGAACGCAAAGTTGATGCGGTCGTTGCTGTATTGACCGATACACAAATGAAATTGTTTTGATATGGACGAAATGGATTATATCTATTTAGGCGACCGATTGACCCGCCCGGAATTGCGCGTATACCGTGCCGGGCGGTTCGTCGTTCTGATGGTAAATGTATAAGAGGGCGCAACGGCAATATGTTAGTTGAGTTTGACGGCGTCGGTAAATGCGTTGTTTTGGGGCGATTATTGCGGAAAATAAAAAAATAACCGAAATAAAAAATAAAAGTTTTGGTATATCCATTATTTTACATATATTTGCGGCATGAAAAAAGGTAAATACTTAATAGAATATGATTGTTACGTTGCTGAAAATGGCAATATAACGCAAAATGATAAGGAAATAAAGCCTTATTTGAACGGTGGCTATATGACTGTAAAATTAAAAATCAATGGTTTAAAAGTTATGCGGGTTCATAGATTGGTTGCTTTGGCGTTCATTCCCAACCCGGACAATAAACCATGTGTTGACCATATCGACGGGAATAAATTAAATAATCATGTTAATAATTTACGTTGGTGTACTATTGGCGAGAACCTAAAATTTGAGAACGTTAAACGTGTATCAAAATTATATCCCGTTAAACGTATTGATAAATTAGGTAATATTGTATGTTTTGATAATATTTTAGATGCGTGTGTTTTTCCTTGGCAAAAGTATGTAATATTACAGGTATGTAACGGGAAAAGAAAAACATACAACGGTTATAAATGGGAACATAACGACCCGGCGATTTCCGGGAAATAAATAAATTTAAAGAGCGATGTATATTAAGAAATTGGAATTGTTGAATTTTCAAGTTATCAAAGAGTTCAACGCAGATTTTGAGGGTAATGTATATTTCATTACCGGGGACAACGAGTTAGGCAAATCAACCCTATTAAAAGCAATCGGCGCAATGTTGACCGGGAACCGGGACGCCGTGTTGAAAAATGGAGAGGACAAAGGATTTGCAAAAATGGTAGTAGGTAACGACGGCGAAAATTACGAAGTCGAATTAAAGTTTACCAAAGCCAACCCACGTGGGACGTTATCCATAAAATCACAAACAACCGGGATGCGTTCGGATAACGTTTCTATGTTGCAAAAGATTTTCGGCTACCAAGACTTTGATGCCGTGGAGTTTTCCCGTTGGAGCGAAACCGCCGAGGGACGCCGCAAACAAATTGAGGTTGTAAAGGCTTTGTTGCCGGAAAAGGTGCGCACCCGTATTGCTGAAATAGACGCCGAGGTTACGACCGTTAAGGACAAACGAAAGGACGCCAACGCCGAGGTCAAGACGTACACAACCATTTGCGCCAACGCTGAAAAGCAATTGAAACCCGGCGACGTCAAAACGTATGCCGAGAAAAAGGATATTACGGCGTTGATGGAAGAGCAAAACGAAAATGCCCGGTTGATTGAGAAAGCGAAAACGGTACGCCAAGCCCGGCAACAAAGGATTGAACAATTGGAGGCAATCCCCGGACGAATTAAAGAGGCGGAAGAAACCCGAAAAAGTAATATTAAGGCAATCGACGACAAATTAGCCGCCGAGGAAAAAGAAGTTGCCCGGATAATTGCCGAGGCAAACGCCCGGTTGGAAAAAGCCAAAGAAGATGCGAAAGCCAACAAAAAAGCCATTGAAAACGATTATAAGGAAACGTTGCAAGTTATCGTAAATGACAAATCGGAGTTTGTGAAACGTAAAGCGAATGCCGACAAATGGTTAGAGGAATACGAAGCCAATAACCCGGAACAATTAGACACGGCGGAACAACTCAAAAAAGCCGAGGAACACAACCGTATCAATGCGTTGGTTGTGGATTACATGGAAAAAAAGAAACAAAAGGAAGCCGCCGAGAAAACCGCCCGCACGTTTGAGGACAAATTAGGCGCATTGGCAAAGGAAAGGGAAACACTTATTGCAACGTCCAAATTACCGATTGCCGGGCTTTCGTTCACGGACGACGGTTTAGAGTTAAACGGCGTGCCGTTCGTCGCCGGGAAAGTTTCAGATAGTCAAATTATGGAGGTCGCCGCCAAACTGATTATTGCAAGCAATCCGACGGTTAAGGTATTCCGCATTGCGAGGGGCGAAAGTTTGGGCGAAAAGCGTTTGCAAGCAATCATTGACATTGCTAAACAAAACGGTTTTCAAGGGTTCATTGAGGAAGTGAAGCGAGGACAAACCGATTTAGTTGTTGAGGAATACACAGAAAACGAATAATAACCGGGGGCGGGCTTTCCGTCCACTTAAAATCTAAAACAATGGCATATACATTGAACGATAATTTGAAACGTTGGGCGGAACAATACGAAACCGCCGAGTTTATCCAATCCGACCCGGTGCAAATCCCGCACCGTTACGATAGCCGGGTAAATATTGAGATTAGCGCATTTGTTACGGCGTGGATTGCGTGGGGTTCCCGCAAACAGATAATCCAAAAGGCGGATTTTATCGACCGGGAAATTTTCAAGGGTGCGCCGTATCATTACATTGTTGGAACCGATACGCAGGGAGCCGCCCCGGAATGGAAGCAATACAAAGGCAGTAAAGAGAATTTTTATAGAACGTTTACATACGCCGATTTTCACGACCTTTGCGCCCGCTTGTTTGACGTATATAGTAAGTTTGAGAACATGGAAAAGGCATTGCAAGCGCAACCGGGCGGGCGTCCGTTGGAACAATTGCAACGTCTTTTCGGCGATGTTAAGGGCGTGCCGGATATGGAAACGAAAAGCGGTTGCAAACGCTTATGTATGTTTTTGCGTTGGATGTGCCGCCACGGTTCCCCGGTTGACTTTGGATTGTGGACGATTTGCGACCCCCATAATTTAATCATTCCATTAGATACCCACGTACATAAACAGGCATTGCGGTTGGGGCTTGTAAAACGTCGGACGCCGGATTTGCAAACAGCCATTGAGATAACCGACCGTTTCGCCGAGATATTCCCGGACGACCCAACAAAGGGGGATTTTGCGTTGTTCGGTTATGGAGTGAATAACGGTAAGGTTGCACCCGTTACGACGGAACCGGAGCCGGAAAAAGAGCAACCAACCGCCGTGGCTGATTTGTCAATTGCCGACGTTCTGAAAATGCGGTTGTTTTATGACAACGCCGCCGCCGAGGTTCGGGAAATATGGGAAAGTCGGGAAAAAGCCCGCAAAGCATTGAAAGCAACCGAGCGTTTGAAAGCGCACCCAATCGACAGGTTGCACAATGCCGGATTGTTGGAGCCGGGCGAATTTGTTGTTGCATTTGCAAAAGTATTGGATAAGCGGGAAACGAAGTTATCACGGGCGGAACGGGACGTTATCCATACAATCGGAATGACAGCGTTTAATAAGACAATGAAAAAATTAATAGCCGATGAAAAAGCGAGAAATAACAGCAACGGGGACAATAAACAATAACGGCGGGTTGGCAATGTACATGGGGGAATTAAACGAGTTTTTCAAGGGTTGGAAAGGTTCCCGCATTATTGCCCGGTTTATTGTAGCGTCCCCCGGTTCGTCCGAGGCTTTGAAAGGGTATTATTTCAACTGTGTTGTACCGACGTTTAAGCACGCAATTTGGGAGGCGGGCGAACGTCTTACAGAGGAACAAACCGAACGACGTTTGAGGGAATTTTCCCCTATTATGTACGTTGAACGGGTCAACGAGGAAACGGGGGTATATTCCCACGATTTGCGCACCGTGGCGGATTTGTCGAACGCCGAGTTAATCGAACATATCGAAACGCTCAAACAGATAGCCGCCGAGGAATACAATACATTTATTGACGACCCTAAAACCCTATAATATACCCGCTTGCAAATGTATCGAAAGAAAGAAACCCGCCAACCAACGTAAATGGCGCATATTGCAATACAAATGCAATCATTCGGCGTTTAATGGTTGGCGGTATCAACGAAGCGATTACAGCGCAATAACTTGTTTGCGTTGCCGGATGGTTTGGAGAACAAAAGCAAATTATGTTGAACAATTGCCCCGATATTCAGAGGGCGAACAATTAAATTTTGATAATGGAATTAACAGATAAAACCCCGATGCCGCAAGGTAAATTTAAGGGGCAACCGATGGAAAATGTACCGTATTGGCATTTGCTTTGGTTGGATGGAAAACCGTTTTGTAACCGGGACGTCCAAAAGTATATAGACGAAAACCGGGACGTTTTGGAGTTGGAGAAAAAGCGGGATAAATACCGCAATGAGAGCGAAAACAGTAATTAATGATTTAATATTTAAGGTTATGCAAAAATTTGATTTGAAAGATGTTTGTTTCTTTGATTGTGAAACAACCGGGGTTCCGGCAAAGGGTTTGAAATGGGATGCGGATTTTGAGCAATTCCCGCACGTCGTCCAATTGGCGTGGTCGTTGGGCGATAAGGAAAAAAGTTATATTATCAAACCCGATAATTACGAGATACCCCCGGAAACAACCGCAATTCATGGTATAACAACCGAACGGGCAATTGCCGAGGGCGTGCCGTTTGCCGAGGTTGTGGACGAATTTTTAGCGGATGCCAACGCCGCCCCGCTTGTATGTGCGCACAACATTTACTTTGACAGTTCAATGTTAAAAGCAAACGTTTTGCGCTATTGTGGACGGGAATATTACGACGCACATGTTGAGGACGCATTACATAAGGGTAAACGCATTGATACAATGATGAAAACAATTAAGTTTGTCGGCGCATTGTATTCAAACGGGCGACCGGGAAAATATCCCAAATTAGAGGAATTATATAGTAAGTTATTCCCCGGCGAAACATTCCCGGCGCATGACGCATTAGAGGACATAAGGGCGTTGCGCCGTTGCGTCCCGGAATTGGTTAATTTGGGGATTATTGAGTTAGCGCAAAAGGAATACCCGGCGGAACAACTCAAAGTCCAATTTGAGCCGGAAAAGCCCAAAGGCGGGCGCAATATTGAGTTCCACGACCCCAACCCGGTAACGGAACCAATCGGAACCGGGGAACCCGCCCCGGAACCAATCCCGGAACCGGAATGCCCGGCGGTTCCGTCGAATAGTAAGACACGGGAATTGTTGGACGAAAACGAATTTTGATTAAAACCGTGCCGGGCGGGTTCCCGGCAACAAATAATATTACAATATGAGCGAAGAAAAAAAAGCCGCAAACGTTATGTTGATACCAAGCGAAAAGGCGTTTGCATTGTCGAAAGTCAAGACATTAAAGGACGGCGGGTTAGACGTACATTATGAAGTTACCGAAACAATCGGTAATGAGAGTTACACGAACAAATACCACGTCGAAAGTGCAAAGGACATACACCCGGATTTGCGGGATTGTTTCGACCGTTTGCGCCCAATCATGGGACGGATTTTTAATATTACGTCCTTTCTTTCAATGGTTGAAACGTCCGATTTTAAGGCGACTAAAAAGCAAAGCGAGTTATCACGGGATTTTGCCGACGAAATGTTGAAAAACATAGAGGTTCGGGGCGTGTCCTTTTCCGGTCAAGACGATAACGTAGGGGTTGTTTTAACCGGATTGTTTACCGTGTCGAACAATCAAAAAACCGCAATCAATTCGCCCCGCCTTAAATTCAATACGGAAACGTTCGGGTTTGAGGAAGAATTAGAAGAAATTGCCGCCGACATTGAAACCGAGGTTTACGCCTTTCTTTTCAAGGGTAAAAAGGCGCAATTGGAGTTGTTCGGGGCTGATGGCGAACCCGCACCGGGTTTGAGTGCCGAAAAGGTAGAGGACAACGGATTGTTCCCGAACGTTGACGACCCGGCGGACGAAAACGAGGAAAACGACGAAACCGGGGATATGTAAGGCAATGGAACCGTATTTGCTAACAGACCGGGACGAATACCAATATTGTATCAATCGGGGGTATAATCCCCTGATTGATATTAAACACTTTACAATGGATATTCGTTTGAGGGTTGAGATACAACGGGAATTGTTCGGGCATTGTATTACGGGACGGGGCGCAAATATCATGGCGGCAAATGAACGCTTTTTTCGTTGGGTTTGGGAGCATAAGCCACACCGATGCGAGGAATGTTTAAAGCCGTTACGGAATTATTCCACCGTTTATTGTTCGCATATATTGACCCGTGGAGCGTTTCCCGAAATGGCGCATGATGCAAGAAATATAAATATACTATGTTTTGAACATCATTCATGTTGGGAGAATGGGGATAAAACGAAAATGCGTATATATTCCGGCAATATGATAATGATTGAATTAATAAAAAATGAGTATGCAAATTTGGAAAGATATTGAGGATTACAAAGGACATTATCAAATTTCTAATTATGGCAATGTTCGTTCCTTAAAAAAGGATGCGTTTCTAATGAAAGGCGGATATTTGAAAGGATATAAAATAATTAGTTTATGGAAAAATGGAACCGGGAAAATGTTCCGTGTTCATAGATTAGTTGCGGCGGCTTTCATTCCGAACCCGGACAACAAACCATGTATCGACCATATCGACGGCGACCGAGCCAATAACCATGCAGATAATTTGCGTTGGGTTACGGTTAAAGAAAATCAGAATAACCCAATAACAAAATCTAAATGGATTGGAAAAAAAGCGAAACCGCACCACGAAAAAGCGGTTGAGCAAATAAAAAACGGTATTGTTGTAAATGTATTTGTTAGCATACAAGAAGCCGCCCGAAAAGGCAATTTTTCGGCAACGGCAATTTGTAAGGTATGTAAAGGGAAAGGAAATTTGCATAAGGATTATAAATGGAGATATAAAAATGAGAATCAAAAAGAGGCAACCCGATTACGGGGCAATTTCCCGGTCGTCAATCAAAAAAGACTTTCAGAGAGTACAAAGATACCCCGCCGAGGAAAAACGCCCGCAAATCGAAGAATTGCCAAAAATAAACGCCGAACGTCGTATTATCCATATATCAGAAACGAGCGCATACGCCAAGTTTGCCCGGTGCATTGTTGGTAAATTGGTACGACTGAAAGAAAAAGCGAACGTTGGCGGCAATTCGTGGTATTGCGAGTTTGTGCATGACGACGACCGGAAAGCCTTAAACATGGCGGCGGGTTGGTCTGATAATAAGAAATTGTATTTGTTGGATGGTGTTAAATTCAAATAGTTATGAGTGTAAACAAAGTTACTTTATTAGGACATACCGGGAAAGCCCCGGATTTTAAGGAGTTCGACAACGGCGGTTGTGTTGCGACCTTTTCGTTGGCAACCACGAAACGAGCGTTTACGACAAAGGACGGGCGGCAAATCCCGGAGCGTACCGAGTGGCACAACATTGTATTGCAAAACGGGTTGGCAAAGGTCGCCAATCAGTACGTCAAAAAGGGCGATAAACTTTATATTGAGGGGGAATTAAGAACCCGGAGTTATGACGATGCGCAAGGCGTGAAACGATATGTTACCGAGATTGTCGCAACCGATATGGAAATGTTGACGCCAAAAGGAACCGGAGCCGGAACGCAAGCCCCGCCGCCGCCCGTGCCGGATGCACCCGCCCCCGACGGAACCGACGATTTACCGTTTTAATCTGTTTTAGTATGGGAGCGATAAACGGACGGGTTATTTACAGCCCAAAGGGAAAAGCCGGAGAATATGCCGAGAACGCCGCCAACTTTTACGTTGGTTGTTCCAACGGATGCACGTATTGTTATTTGCGCAAAGGGCGGGGCGCAAAAGTGTTGGGCGGCAATACCCCGGAATTGAAAAAGGCATTACGGGAATATCCATACGCATTGGATATATTTACGAATGAGTTGTTGAAGCATAAGGGCGAATTGCAAAAAACCGGGTTATTCTTTTCGTTTACGACCGACCCGTTATTGCCGGAAACGCAAAGGTTGACCCGCCAAGCAATCGGCGTTTGTCAACGCCACGGCGTCCCGGTTAAAGTGTTGAGCAAATGCGCCGAGGGTATCAATGTTTTAATCGACTTTGCCGAGGCGTCCGAGGGTTGGGATAAATCCCGCATTGCCATTGGTTCCACGTTGACCGGGTGCGACGAATTAGAGCCAAAAGCAAGCCCAAACCGGATGCGTATAAACGCATTGGCACGAGCAAAACGCCACGGGTTCCGTACCTTTGCAAGCGTTGAACCAATCCCCGTGGGAATGTTTGACCGGGCATTTTCTGTAATTGCTTTGTCGTACCCCTTTGTTGACTTGTTTAAGATAGGATTACAAAGCGGTTGCAGATATACAAAGCGGGAAACATTGACGTTTTACAACGACGTGTTCGACTATTGGGAGGCGCACCCGGACAAAACACCCGGATATATTGGAAAGATAGTTTTGTAAGAGCGTCCGGGATTGACCGGGAAACATTGCCCGGTTATTGTGTCCCGGCAAATTGGGATTTGTTCAATGAAAAGAAATGAAATAAGGGTTGAAATTCCCGCCGATTGTCGATTAGTTGGCGTAAGGACGGACGGCGATGTTGCCGTTATCATTTACGAACCAATTTCAAGCGTCCGGCAAATTGGATTTATCCATTACCCGGAACCCGACGACGAAACCGAGGAACCCGAAAATAAAAAGTAAATATGCAGTACAGCAATAAGGATTACAACCCGGAAAAATACGACCGTTGGCGTGCGTTGACCGTAAAACAGCCATACGCAAATGATTTGGTAACGGAGGCGTACAAGGACGAAAACGGTATTGTTTACGGGAAAAAGACAATTGAAGTTCGGAACAAAAACACGTCATACCGTGGCGACGTGCTGATATGTTCCGCAGCGTCCCCGGTTTATCCGGGAATGGAAAGCGGCGTTACTTTGGGATTGGTTGAGTTGTACGACGTAAAGCCGATAAAAGAGTTTACGCCGGAGGATTGGGAAAACACCCGGATTCCAAAGGAAAAGAGGGCGAAAATAACAAAGGGGTACGGGTGGTTGATGCGCAACCCCCGCCGGGTAGTTGAGTTTCCAATTAAGGGGCAATTGGGTATATATAATCTCGTATATACCAAAGGCGTAATAACCGAATACCCACGGGCGTTGGTAGTTGATAAACAGAGTTACGAATTATTAAACAGAAAAGGAAATGAGTAAAAAACAAGTTGGAATTATCCGCAACAATGGCGACGTACATACGGCGCAAATTGGGTTTCATATCGGACGGGTTGGCGTATCTGTTTACGTCCGGGAATATTGGAAATATAAGAGTTGGTTTATTATTCCCGGCGTGTCTGTGGATGCGGTCAACGGTTACGACCGTTACGTTGACATTGAGGCGAAAATATTGTTTGTCGGCATTGGCATACGGTTTATATGGATTAAAAGAAAGGTAAAACGATGAAAGCAAAGATTTTATTGTTATCTTTGGCAACGCTTTTGTTGGGGGCGTGCCAAAGCGAGAACGAATCAACGGAAACATTTTATTTACTTCAAAAACCCGAGAGCATGGAAGAAAGAAACGAGTTTGTAACGAATACCACGGCGGCAATGATACAGATAAACGCCCCCCGGTATAATTGCGAGATTGTCGAAATCGCATTAGCGGGCGGCGATAGGGTACGAATTTGCGTAAAAGGCGCAAAGAAAGATTTGGACGCATTGTTTGACTATGTAAACGAAGCGGGCAAAGAATGAGAGTAAAGCAACCCGAACCGTTCGACCGGGAAAGAGAGTATAAGCTCGGCGAACGGGCAATTGTCAACGGTGCGGTTTTAATTGCTACATTATGGACGCCCGCCGCACAACGGTTGGCGGATAGCCCCGGAACATTATTTTGTCAACGCTGCGTTCGTTGTAAGATTGGAAAAGATATTTGCACCGGGGCAAATCTGAAATGTGATAAATACAGCCGCACCGACCGAAAAACGATTTTTTGGCGGTTGGCATATCCAAAGAGTAACGCAGTAAGAACAATTAAAAAAAATAGCAATGAATAAGCAAGTATTAAGCCCCTTTGATTGCGATATGTGCGCAATGATTGAGGACATAACAAAACAAGAAATTGAGGTTACGGCGTCCGATACCTCAATACGTTTGAGTTGGGCGCAAAATGGTAGTGAGGGAAACGATAGACCGGAGGCGCAAAGGATTGAGGCATTAAAACAAGCAATCCGGGGACGATTGGGCGACCGTTTTATTGAGTTCTTTTACGCCGATGGTAGGCAGTCGGTTTATATGAAGTACGACCCGGAGGAAATGCGCACCCGTTTAGTTGACCCGGACGCCACGGCGGGAACCCGGTATTGTCGCACCTTGTTAGAGGTGGACGCAATCCAATTTCGCCGGGACAACGTGGACGACGTGTTGAGGTTTACCGGAGGGGGAACCGTTGTAATGCCCCGAACCCCGGACGGCAAAGCAATGTTTTCTTTTCCCGATGGCAACGGCATATTCGTTGACGTGCCGGAAAGTTGGTATATTATCCGGGAATTGAACGGACGATTTACCGCCCGACCGGAAAAGGATTTCAAACGGGAATTTGAAGCCAAAGGAATAAACACGGTTGGAAATTGTGACGGACAACCCGCCCGTCCGTCCGTTTCTCAAATTATCCTTTTGTTCAATGAATTGTTCGGCACAAATATTGCGTCCCGTTGCCGAAAAATGGAGGAAGAATTTAACGAGTACAAAGAGGCGGTAAAACACGCAATGCCGACATTCGACGACCCCGGACGAATGAACGCCGTAATTGATGAATTGGCAGACCTTAACGCCGTCGTATTTCATTCCGCCGCAATATTAGGCATACCGCAACGGGATTTGTTGGAAATGGCATACGACAAAGTAAAAGGACGCCAAACCGACCCGAATTATAAAAGGACGCACCCGCACGAACAAAAGCATTGCGGCAATTGCGACAGCATTACAAGCGAGGACGCCAACGGCAATGGTTATTGTTACACGACCGAAAGCCCGGTTATAAATCCATAAGGGAAGCGGAAAGAAAAACGGGAATAAAAAATATAACGATTACCCGATGTTGTAAAGGAGTATATAAAACGGCGGGCGGCTATGTATGGGAGTACGATTTGACAGCAAAGGAGATTTGACTATGAAAAAGAGAAAGAAGCCATTAGGCTATAATAAACGTTCCGAGGAACAACGAATTTACGACATTCGGTTTTGTTCCGATTTGTTTTTGCGTGGGTATTCGTACCGGGAAATTGCGGACGCATTGAACCGGGATTTGTTCGCGCGTGGAATGGGTTATACAATAACCTTTCAAATGGTTTATTACGATTTGCAACAATGCCTTATTGAGTGGAAACGGGAACGGTTGGATAATATCGACGAATACGTTACACAAGAATTGCGCAAATTGGATAAGATGGAGCAACAAGCATGGGAGGCGTGGGAGGCGTCGAAAACCGGAAAGATGCGCACCAAAGAGAAAACCAACAAAGGGCGACCAATCAAAACCGATGCCGAGGACGGCGACCCGGAATATTACGGGTACAATGAAACCGCAACCGAAACGTCCGCCGGGAACCCCCGGTTTTTGGATTTGCTTTTGAACATTCAGCAACGCAGGGCAAAGATGTTAGGGTTTGATGCACCCGTTAAAATTGAGATACCCGGATATAACGCCACGACCGACGACGATAAACCAAAGTACGATGTTAAGGCAATCCCGGACGATATGTTGTTTGCTTTGGCTGATAAATTGCAGTCCGCCGAATATCAAAAGGCATTGTTGGAGAAAGGAGGGGCGCAATAATGGCAAAGAGAATAACCGCACCCCGTCCGGGAACCAAGCAACCGGAATGGCAAACCGAGATTTGCGATACGTGCCGTTTTTCCGAATGGATAACGGACGACCATAGACACCGGGATTTAAACGGGAACCCGATTTGTTTACGTTGCCCGCATTACGAATTTTACATTGTCCGAGGTCGCCGGGCGTGTTCTAAATGGGAGAAAGGAGCAAAGCAATGAACAACGAACAATTATTGCAGATGTACGACGCAATCCGGCAACAACCGGATTTGCTTGTTAAAGCCGCCGCCCGTAAACGCCTTATCAACTTTGCCCGGTATATGCAACCGGATTTAGTATTAGAGCCTTTCCACGTGGTTTATTATACGCTTTTGGATATGTTTGCACACGGCAAAATACGAAAGATGATTGTACAACAACCGCCCCAACATGGCAAATCGGAGGGGTCGAGCCGTAAATTACCCGCATTTATGTTGGGGTTAGACCCCGACCGCAAAATATGTATCGGTTCGTATGCGGCGACAATCGCACGGGATTTTAACCGGGACGTTCAACGAATAATCGACACGCCCCGGTATCGTGAATTATTCCCCGGCACGTACTTAAATGGGTCAAACATCGTAACAATGGCTAATACCTATTTGCGCAATTCCGATGTTATCGAAATGGTAGGGCGTAAGGGGTCGTTGCGTGTCGTCGGTCGTGGCGGTTCGCTGACGTCTAAAACCGTGGACGTTTCGATATTGGACGACGTGTATAAGGATTACGCCGAGGGTAACAGCCCGATAGTACGGGCGGCGGCGTGGAAATGGTACACGACCGTTGTACGCACCCGTTTACACAACGATAGTCAAGAATTGATTGTATTTACCCGTTGGCACGACGACGATTTGATAGGGCGCATTGAAAAGAGCGGCGAAACGATTATTGATGTTAAGTGTTGGGCGGATTTAGAGAACGTAACGCCGGGGGCGTGGGTGCGCATAAATTTTGAGGGATTGAAAACCGGGGAACCGACCGAGATAGACCCACGGGAACCGGGGGCGGCATTATGGGAAAGCCGACACAGTAAGCAAAAGTTGGAAGCGCAAAAAGCATTAGACCCGGTACAATTTCAATGCCTCTATCAAGGCAACCCCGGTTCCGCCGAGGGTCGATTATATCAACCGTTCAAAACATGGGTTGAAAAATCCGATTACGGCACGTACATACGTTCCGGCGCATACATAGATGTTGCCGATGAGGGGGACGACCTTTTGTTTGCCGCCACGTATGACGTTTATAAATCGGACAACATGATTTTCAACGAGAAAACAAAGCGTATGGAACCGTTGTTATTTGCTTTAATTACGGATATGGAAATGACGGACGAAAATACGGACGTTACAACCGTAACCGTTCCGGCAATGATTAACAGGAACGGCACGCAAAAAGTATGGGTTGAGAGTAACAACGGCGGTGCGGGTTACGAAAAGGTTATTAAAAAGAAAATGCGGGCAATGACAGACCCGTTTTATCAAGGCGGCAATAAGGAAAGCCGGATAATTACGGCGTCCGCAATGGTAAATCAAAATATTATTATGCCGTTCGGTTGGGAAACCCGGTACAAAGCGATTTACGACCATGTTACCACCTTTTTGCGCAATTTCGATGCGAACACGCACGACGACCCGGAGGACGGATTAACCGGGATTTACGAAAAAGAGATTGCCGACGGTAATATACAGCCATACGCACACGCCAACCGAGGCGTTAAACGTCGTAACTAACAATTTAATTGATATATGCAAGTTTATAACGGAAAAAGTTTATAACTTTGCAACGTAGAAGTAATACAGAGGGCAAAGGGACAGCCCAACGAGGTAACAAATGTAATTTTTAACGTTAAAATTTTAAGAGTATGATTACTTGTAAGTGTCCGGCGGCGGCTTCATTGCCCGATATTCCCGCCGTAAAATGCGCCGAAAGTTTCGGGCAAATCCAAAAGGTAGCGTTTCAGCGTCTAACCAAAGACGATGGAAGCAAAAACAGTTTTACGAGCGAAAAGGCAATTACTTTGCTTGCTTCATGGACGATGTTATTGTCGGCGGCTAATAGTACAAAGATTGTTGTTTCCCCGTATATCCAAGCCCCGACCAACGAAGCCGGAGCCGCCCGAACCTTTGGCGGCGGTAACGAAACATTGGGAGGCGTCGAGGAAATTGTAGGGCGTGAACCGAACCCATTCACGGGCGTAATGCGTAAAATCCCCCAATCAGTAATTAAGGCAATGAAAGAACTTCAGTGCGAAAGTTGGGGCGATAACTTGGGCGTTTATCTGTTTGACGAAAACGGAAGCATTGAAGCCATTCAAGACGAAACGACCCCGACAACGTATTATCCTATTCCGATTCGGTCTCTGTTTATTGGTGATAAAACGCATGGCGGATTAGAAGCCCCGGACAGCAACTCAATACAATGGGTATTTTTGCCGAACTATTCGGACGACCTCGTAATTGTAACCCCGAGTTTCAACCCGCTAACCGATTTGAAACCCGAAGTTGTAGGAGGATGACAATATGGCGGCAAAGGTTACAAAGGTTAAATTAGTTTGTCCGCCGCATGGTTTAACCGATGAATTTGAGATTAAGCACGCCGAAAGGTTGTTGCGGATGCCAAACAACGGCGGTTGGCAGTTACCCAAAGACAGCGATTTTAAATTTACCAACGACAATGGGATTGAGTATAGACGAAATAAAAAAACGGATAACGGAGCCGAAAAAGCGTAAGATGATAAACAAAGCCGTTTATCATCAACAACGCATTAATTTTCACGCCCGCACCCGTATTACGTCGTTTGACATTTGCCAACCGATTACGGACTTTATGGCATTTGTTTCTAACTTATTGCCGTATGACAAATTTAAGATGTTCAAAACATTGTTCCGTTACCCCGTTAAGACAAACGAGGTAACGGGCGTTTGTTTTGATAAGTTGAGCCGGATTTTTGACGGTCGTAACCCGGCGTTCAATTATCAGTTCCAAAACCCGGAACAAAGGGACGATTGGGAGTATTACCGCCAAGACATATTACACGAACCGGAAATTTGGAGTACAAAAGGATGGGAGTTTTTCCAAACCGAAATAAATAGCGTTCTTATTGTCGATATGCCGAGCGAACAAAACCCCGCCGACAAATACCCGCAACCGTATTTCTATTGGTTGCCTATTGCATCCGTGATTGATTACAGAGCTAACCCGACGACGGGGGTAATGGATTATATCATATTTAGGCAAGACGGGGAACGTATCGCAGTAATTGACGACGAACGTTATAGAGTTTTCAGAGAGGACAAAAACCACAATATCGGCGAATTGCTGATTGATAACCCGCACGACGTCGGTTATTGTCCCGCCCGTTTCTTTTGGAATGAACCGTTGAGTTTATCGGAACCCGACGTTAAGCAATCCCCGCTAACCAAGCAATTGGAGGCGTTGGATTGGTTTTTGTTTTATCATATCAGTAAACGACATTTAGATTTATACGGAGCATATCCGATATATTCCGGTTACGAACAATCATGCGATTTCAGTAACGGCGAAAATGGCGATTATTGCGACGGTGGGTTTTTGAAAGACAAGCAAGGGTTTTACAGATTGGACGCCGCCGGGCTTTTGATGCGTTGCCCCAAGTGCGGGGATAGTCGTATTAACGGCGTCGGTTCGTTCGTTGAAATACCAATACCGGACGGGGATAAACAACCCGATTTGCGTAACCCGGTGCAAATGCTAACCGTTGACCGTGGGAGTTTGGATTATAACGTTGAGGAAGAAAACCGCCTAAAGAATGACATTATTACGTCGGTTGTTGGAACCAACGAGGAAATAACCACACGGGACGCATTGAACGAGCAACAAATACAAGCGAATTTTGAGAGCCAAAGCACGGTATTAAACCGGGTAAAGAAAGGATTTGAAGCGGCGCAACAATTCGTCGATGAAACCGTTTGCCGTTTGAGGTATGGCGGTTTGTTCGTTTCTGCAAAAGTCAATTACGGCACGGAGTTTTATTTATCCAACGCAACCGAGTTACGGGAACGTTACAAGGTGGCAAAGGAAAGCGGCGCAAGCGAGGCGGAATTAGACGCCCTACAAAACCAAATTATCGAAACGGAATACCGGAACAACCCAACCCAATTGCAACGTATGTTGACGTTGGCGGAATTGGAACCGTACCGACATTTAACCCGTAACGAGGTATTGGATTTGTACGGCAAACAGATTATCAGCGAAAACGATATGCGTATAAAGTTGAATTTTGCTAACTTTGTACGCAGATTTGAACGTGAATATTTGAACGTGTTAGAGTTTGGGTATAATATGCCGTTCAACTCTAAGATAAATTTTATAACAAGTAAATTTAACGATTATGCGAGTGAAAGTAAGCGAGGGTAAAACTAAAGACGTTGCGATTATCGACGTTACGCCCGAAAACTACATTGTCCCGGACAATGAGAAACATTTGTATCATTGCGTTATCGAAATTAAGAAATTCGACAGCGAAACGGGCAAACGGTTATCAATTCCCAGTATTCAGAAGTTCGGCAAAAAGGGTTATGAAAATAGCATTGCCGACAATCTGAAAAAGCAGGGTTACACGATTACCGTATTGCACGACCCCAACGAGTACATGAAAGCGAAAGCCGAGGCGGACGAAAAGGCAAAGGCAGAAAAAGCCAAAGCCGCCGAGGAAAAAGCCAAAGCCGCCGAGGAAAAAGCCAAAGCCGATGCCAAAGCGAAAGCCGAGGCGGACGCCAAAGCCCGTGCCGAGGAAAAGGCAGCGTTGAAAGCCGAGATTTTGGCAGAATTGAAAGCGGCGGGAGTTATCCCGGCGGAACCCGCCAAAGAAACCAAAGCCGATGCAAAGGCAAAGGCAGAAGCCGAGGACAAACCCGGAGCGAAAAAGTAACAGAGTATTAAACCATTAAAAATACGATTATGGCACAGATTGCACAGCAGGACAATTTGGTTATTGAAGTAACAACAACCGCCGCCGCATTGGATGGCGCCACAAAGAAAAAGTTGATTGAATGTATTGAGGGCGGAACAATTACCGACGTCATTTTGGTAACAAAAGAGGTTGGAAAGAAAATCAGCCATGCACGTGTTGTTAGTTGGTCGGTTGACACAACCGGGGATTCGCCAAAATACACAATTCATATTATTAACGCAGACAGCGGAGTAGTAGCAGCAATCGCACTTAATTAATTCAAAGGGAAAGAATTATGTTAACGAGAGAAATTTTAGTTGCAAATGCGGCATTAGCCGGATTAACCGACGAACAAATTGCGGCAATTACAACATTGTCCGCCAACGACGAAAATAGCGTTATCGCCAAAAAGACGGGCGAAATTTACGGCGGATTGGATGCCGATATTTTGGCGGTGTCCGGTATCGCAAAGAACGGAACCGAAAAGACGTTTGATTACGCCAAACGAGTATTAACCGAGTTCAAAACCAAAGTTGAGGGCGCAAACGGTCTGCAATCACAGATTGACAGCCTAACCAAAGAAAAGGCACGTTTGGAAAAAGCCATTGCCGACGGTGCGACGGATGCGGAAACCGCAAAGGCATTGAAGCAAGCAAAGGCAGATTTGCAAAGCGTTACGACCCAATACAACGACCTCAAAAGCAAATACGATGAAGTCGAACAAACCCATACAAAGGAAGTGTTCGACATTCGTGTTGAAACGGCATTGCAGACAGCAACCGCCGGGTTGAAGTTTAAGGCAGGATTGCCGGAAAGCGCAATAAAGGTTTTGTTAGGTCAAGCAATCGACAAAATTAAGGGTATGAACCCGGAATTTATCGACGACGGCAAAGGCGGCAAAATGTTAGCGTTTAAGGATGAAAACGGCGCAATCATGCGCAACCCGAACAATCAGTTGAACCCGTACACCCCCGGCGACCTTTTGACCCGTGAATTGGAAACAATGGGTATTTTGGATAAGGGACGACAAGGAGCGGGCGGCGGAACGGTTCCCCCAACGGGCGGCGGTGCGGGCGGTAATGTTGCCGTTGACATATCCGGCGCAAAAACGAGGGTTGAGGCATACGACGTAATTGCAAACACTTTGCAACAACAAGGTTTGCAGATTGGAACGGCTGAATTTGACGCCGGAATGAAACAGGCATGGCAGGACAACAATATTGCCGTATTGCCGGAAAAGTAAAAGACAACACGGGTAAAGGGTAAACCCGCATTTATAAACAATTTAATTTTTTAAACAATGAGTTTAATTGCAACAAGAGTACAGGATTGGCGGATAGAGAACCCGGAGTTAGACCGTAATATGTTCCGCCCGTGTGAGTACGGCGCATTGGATTTCTTTATTGAGCAAACCAACGCCCCTAACTCAATCATTAGCCCTAATTTGAGAGATAGAGCATTAGTAAGTATCGGTAACACGGTACAAATTCCGGTTATCAATTACGACGAAAACGTACAAGTTAGCAACGTGCGTTCGTGCGTTATTGCCGATAATGAAAATACGTCCTCATTGGTAACGCTTGTTTGGGCTACTTATGCAATCGGGTTTACAATGGTTCCGGCGGCATACTCAAACAATGAGATTTCGTACCAACACGATTTTATGCGCAAAATGGAGAAAACAAGCCGTGCGTTGGCGGATGCTTTGGACAAAGGAGCCGTTGCCGCATTGGAAGCGAACAAAACGCAAGTTTTCAAAACCTTGCTTAACTACAAGCAGGTCGGATACGTGGTACAAGTTCCAACCCAAATGGCAACCGAGATTTTGGGCGACATTAACCCAATCATGCGGGCGAATTGTTACCCGGAATATATCCACCTTATCGCAAATGCGGGGGTTGATAGCCTAATCCGCAAGTTGGCGCAACATGGCGTTTACAACGACGTTAATAAGCGTATGGAGTACGACAACAAAGTATTGCACTACACTAACAACGTAACGGATGAAACGGGCAAAATGGGAACAATGTTTGCCGTTGCTGATGGAAACGTTGGTATCTTAACCCGTGTTGACCGTGAAGCGTACCGCCGTACCCGTGCGAATTTCCACGAATGGGACATTGTACGATTGCCGTACATTGATTTGCCCGTTGGTTCGCATTATTATACCGCCGTGGGCGACCAATCGGCGATTATGGGCAACGCAACCGCCGATTTGACGTGTGCGGTTAAGGAGTATTTCGGATTTAGTGTTGATGTTGCCTACATGGTAGCATATAACAAGCTGGGCACCGTGGCAAATCCGATTATCAAAGTCGAGATTGCAGCACGCAATTCGAACGAACCGTTAGGAATGCCCGTATATGTAACCAACGCCAAGGAATTTTCCGCCGGAGGTGGCGCATAACGCCGGAGCATAACGAATTGTTAAACCGAGGGGACGGGGTGATTATCCCCGCCCCCTTATTTATTTCAAACGCAGATGTATCGATTAAAAGAAATACAGGACGCATTATTGCACGTCGTCGGGTGGGAACAATCATACGACCCGGCAAAGGCGATAGACGACAATTTAACGCAGACGGAAAGCGGTTTGACGTTTCAAGGTGCGCACCCCCTTGTTACTTTGGATAATGTCCGGGCAATCGTCCCGGATGATTTCGTTTTTCAATATCCGGTTTGGAATATGATACCGGAATACAAAACAGGTGCGAAAGTGCGACACAATGGCAAAGTATGGATTGCCCGCCGGGACAACCAAAATGTCGAACCCGTCGCAAGTGATTTTAACGACGATTTCAACAACGATTATGGAAACCCGGATTGGGGCGAATACAACTATTTATCCGACTATTTGGAAAGGTTGACCCGTAACGGTATCGCCCAAATGGTACAAACATTCACGCAAATAAAGGGATTGGATAAGGAAACAAAGAACCTATTGGAACGGCGCACGTTCTTTGACGGTGCGGGACGTATCCGGGCGACGTTGCCGAATAATCATAAATTAGTCGGGTTTGAAATTGTCCCGGTTCGTTCTATGGGCGTAACAATGAAAATCGAACAAATCGGGTTGCAAATGACGGGCGCAACCGGGGTTGTTCGTATGTATCTTTTCCATTCGTCCCAAATTGACCCGATAAAGACGTTTGATTTGAATTTTACGCAGACAAACGGCGGTTTTCAATGGTTCCCGTTGAAAGATTGTTATTTGCCGTATATCAGTACCGGAAACAACGCCGGGGGGTCGTGGTTCCTTTGTTACAACCAAAACGATTTGCCAGCCGGGATGCAGGCAATTAACATGACAAAGGATTGGAGCCGGGAGCCGTGCGGGACGTGTACGGGTTACGTTGATTTGGAGCGTTGGCGGGAAATAACCAAGTATTTACAGGTATCCCCGTTTATGATGAACGCCCCGGAAACATTCGACGAATACCCGGAGTTGTGGGATATTGCGTTGACGATGTACACCAATACGCAGAATTACGGGTTGAATTGCGAAATAACCGTTGGTTGCGACCTAACGGATTTTATCATTAAGGAAAGGCAGATTTTCCAAACGGTTATCCAACGACAGGTCGCCGCAATCATGTTGCGCACGTTGGCAATGAACCCCAACGTAAGGGTAAACCGTAACCAATCCAACGCCTCTAAAATGGAAATCTTGTATGAGTTGGACGGGAATGTTGAGGGACGCCCCGGCGGTTTGGGTTATGACCTTAAAAAAGCGTTTGAGGCTTTGCGATTAGATACGCAGGGGATTGACCATATTTGTTTGAGTTGCAACAACCGGGGCGTTAAGTACCGGACAACGTAATTGCATTATGGCGGGGTTACAATCAATAATTGATTTGCGCAACCGGGTTAATACATTTAACGACGGGTTGACGTCCGGGTTGATTATACGGGACATAATCGACGACGGAATGACAACGGCGTTTATCATTGATGCCAACGCCGAGGAACAATTATTTGAACAAGGTATTAACCGATTGGGCGTTGACATTATGGATTATCGACCTTATACCCCGCTAACAATAGCCATTAAGGAGGAAAAGGGACAACCGACAAACCGGGTAACGTTACGGGATGAGGGCGATTTTGAGAGTAGTTTTTACTTGGAAGTCGGCGACAAACAATTTGAAATTAAGGCGTCGGATTTCAAAACAGAAGATTTGATAAAAAAGTATGGGCGGCAAATATTGGGATTGACGAACGAAAACATTGCTAAATTGATTTGGCAATACGTTTACCCGGATTTGCTAACCAAAGCAAAAAAAACAATATACGGAAATGGATAAAGTGCCTATCATAAAGAACCCGGAGTTATTCGACCGGGTTATTGCAAATATTCAAAAGGGATTGGCGGACGGGTTGCCGTGGCTTAATTATTCCTTTGGACGTTCGGAACGGTTGGTTAAGTCCATACAAGGAAAACGATATTACACGCCCAATATTTACGTCGGCGGCAATGAATATATGTTGATTGCCCCGGATAGTAATATAGGGAATTTTTCGTTTTTCGTGTTGGACGACCCGCAACAAATTGATTGGTTCCCCGGCGAACAAAACAAATATACAACGCCGTTTTCGGTTATCTTTTGGTTTGATATGCGCACGATAACAAACGACCCCAACAACCGGAATACGGAGGCGGTCAAACAACAAATCATGCGGGTATTGAATGGCGGTATTTGGTTGCGTTCCGGTTCCATGACAATAAACAGAGTGTACGCAAAGGCGGAAAACATATTTGCCGGGTTCACTTTGGACGAAATAGATAACCAATTTTTAATGCACCCGTTCGCCGGGTTCCGGTTTGCCGGGGAATTGGGAATTAATGAAACGTGTTTAACTGATTAAAAACAAAGTGTATGCAAGCATTTTTATTTTATACGGTCGTGGTTGCTTTGGTTGCTGCATTCGGTTTGACCTTGTTACGCAAATGGCAGGTTATCGAATGGGTACAAGTCCACGGCAACGAGTTTTTCGCAAAGATGTTTAATTGCGATTTCTGTTTGTCCTTTTGGGCGGGGGTTGCTTTGGCAATCCTTTTGGCGTTTATAACCGGGAACCCGACGTTGTTGTTGGTTCCCTTTTGTTCCACAATGATAACCCGTTTTTTGCTATGAAAACCGTTAAGATAGGAGAACGCACCGTTGAGATATACGACGCTATCGACGAATTGCCGATGTTGCGATTTCATAAGTACAACAAAATGTTGTTAGTTGATGCCGGGATTGGTTCCGATTTGCAGGATTTCGACACGCATATTGAAAAGGCGATAAGATACGCCCGGAGTAAAACCCCCGAATTGGCGGCAATCGAATTGGATAATATGCGGCAAAACGTGTATTTCATTCAAACCGGAATAAGCCCAAAGCATTTGGCGTTTGCCGTCTTGGTTAAATCAATCGACGGGGAACCGTACAACGATTTATCCGACGATGGATTGCAAAAGGTCGTCGATATGTTCGGCGATGTTCCCGTTAAAGAGTTGACCGCCCAAATGGAAGCGGTCAAAAAAAAAATAGATGAAGAATTGCAAATGTATTTCCCCCGGTTGTTCGACGATGCGACGGTTAAAGAGTATTACGACGAATTGCGCAACCGCACAATGCTAATGTTGGATGCGATTATAAACGGCGATACAGAGGACAAACGGGCGGAAATTGATAAAATAACGACGATGTTGTTGTTGTACAATCGCCCGGTTGTTTTTAGTGGTTCCGATAACATGGAAATTCAGTACGATAAACAGTTTGAAAATATGTGTTTAACCATATCCCAACATTTGCACGTGCCGGAGCCAAAGAAATACACCGTTTTAGAGTATTACAACGCATTTGAGCGGATAAAGGAGTTGTTGAAACCAACCAAAAATAAAAACGGCGTCAAATAAGGCGATTTGCGGCGTTGTTTTTCTTTGGTTGATTAACTACATGGAAAAGAAAAGATAATTTAATATGGGGCAAATTGCCCGCAAATAACGTTAAGTATGGCAGATAATAACAACCCAATAAAATATAGCGACCTTGTAAAGCCCGACGATAGTATTACAAAGTTGATTGCGCAATTAGACCAATTAAGCGACGCATATATGAATACGTTGCAAAATATCAAGTCGGAAGCAATAACGGTTAAGGCTGCATTGGAGGGCGTAAGCGGGGCGACCGAAAACGGACGTAAGACAATCCGGGGGGCGTCGAACGATACCGACAAATTGACACGGGCGGCACGGGATTTGGCATTTGCGGAAAGCGAGAACGCAAAGCGATTGGCGGAATTGAAGCAAGCCCAAAAGGAGGCAAACGAGTTGAACAAATTAACGACCCGGTTAAATCAGTCCGCCGAGGGTTCATATAATCGTTTATCCGCTCAATACTCAATTAATAAAATATACCTCAATAACATGACGGTTGAGGAAAGGGAGGCGACCGAAGAGGGGCGCAAATTGGTTGCCGAAACAAAAGCGATTTACGAGGAAATGAAACGGTTGCAGGAAGCGACCGGGAAAACGTCGTTAAACGTGGGTAACTATTCCGACGCCGCAAAAGGGTTGACGACCCAAATAGAGAACCAAACGAAGCAATTAGCATTGTTACGATTGGAGGGCAAACAAGGAACCGCCGAATATCAGCAATTGAGCAAAGAAACCGCAATGTTACGAAATGCGGTTAAGGATGCGACCGATGAAATTACCCGCATGGCGTCCGATACGTCCAATTTGGATGCCGTATTAGGTTTGGCGGCTGGTGCGTCCGGTGGGTTCGCCGCATTTACCGGGGCAATGGAATTGTTCGGGGCGGAAAGTGAGGACGTACAAGAAGCGCAAAAGAAGTTACAGGCAGCAATAGCCATTACAACCGGGGTGCAAGCCATACAAAACGCAGTACAAAAACAATCCGCAATTATGTTGGGTATTTCCCGGCTACAAATGGCGGCATTGAGCAAAGCGCAAGTTTATAACCGCCTTGTTACCATGCAGGGAACAAAGGCAACATTGGCGGCTACAATTGCGCAAAAGGCTTTCAATCTGATTGCCGCCGCAAATCCGTATGTTCTTTTGGCGTTGGCATTGGTTACGGTTGTGGGGGCTTTAGTTCTGTTTGCCTCTAATACCGACAAATCGGCAAAGAACCAACAAAAACTTAACGAGGCGCAAAAGGTTTGGTTGGATTATCTGGAAACCGAGGCAACCGAAATGAACCGAGTTAGCAACGAACGTGTCACCCAATTGAACCGGGAATTAAATATTGCCAAAGCCCGCAACGCTTCATTGTCCGAAACCCGAAAGATTGAGGACGAAATATTAGCCGAGCGCACAAAGGCACACAATAAAAGCGTTGGTTTTTACGGTCAAGAATTAGACGATTTGGAAGCGAACCGGGCAAAGTTGAAACAACTAAACGATATGTTGGTACAACTCAATAACGCCAAAGCCCGTGGAGATAAGAAAGTTTATATTGATGTTGATTTGGACGGCAAAATTGATAAAGTCAAGGTTGACGAAGCGATTGAAGCCGTGCAGGGTCAAATAGATAATACCGGACGGGCGGTTGACATTGCCGTTAATCTGAAAACAGAGGGAGCGGATTTGGACGCCGAAAGAAAGATATTAGCCGCCCAACGCTTACAAGAAAACCGGGACGCCGCCAAAGCCGAAACCGACATATTACGGAAAGCCGAGGACGCCCGGATTGCTTTAATTAAAAACACGTTCGACCAACAACGGGCGCAACGCCAAGCCGCCAACGCCCGTGCGATTGCTGATATACAATTGCAGTTGAGAACGGAAACCAATTTAACGGTTAAGGCACGCAAAGCGTTGAACGACCAAATTGTTTTATTACGGGAACAATTGGCGGTTGATATGGTAAACATAGCCAACCAACAACGGGCGGCGGAATTATCCGCACAACGGGCAACGCAGGACGCCCAAATTGCATTAATGGCAGAGGGGGCGGAAAAGCAACGGGAACAATTGCGGGTTGAGTATGAAAGGCAGATACAAGACATTAACACCCGGTTAGAAACCGAGCGGGGATTAACTGAAACACAAGTTGCCGAATTGCTTAACCAACAATTACTTTTGCAACAACAATACGCAAAGAGTTTGGGAGAATTGAACGACCAAATTACAATAGACCAAATGCAAGCCGCCGCCGACCGGACGCAATTACAATTAGACGCCGCCCGTGAGGGTTCGCAGGAAGAAATAAATTTGCGCATTCAGTTGTTACAGCAACAACGGGCAATCGAATTGGCGCAAAACAGACAATTAGCCGAGGACGTGCGCCAATCCGAGGCGGATATTAACGCCAAGTATGACGCCGAGGTATTGAAGCAAACGACCGAGTTAAACCAACAACGGGCGTTAATGCTTTTCGACCAAACGCAAGCGTTGGAGGCGTCCGAGTTTGATTTAATTCGTAATTCCGAGGAACGCAAAACCCGGTTCCGGTTGGCACAAGAAAAGGCACGGTTGCAAAAGATATTAGAATTGAACAAAGCGGCGGGCGTTAAAATGACGGACGCCGAGGTTAAAACAATCGAAAATACCATTGCGAAAATCGACCAAGAAATTGAGAAAAGCAAAGGCGACGAACGGGGAAACGACATTTACGGGTTGTTTGGGCTGAATTTGGACGATGACCAAAAGGAGGCAATAAGTACGTCCGTTTCCTTTGCTATTGAGCAATTAAATAGTTTTTTGGATGCAAAGGTACAAGCCGCCGACGCCGCCGTTTCCGCCGCCGACAAAGAGGTTGACGCAAGCCAACGCCGATTAGATGCGGAATTAGAGGCACGGGCGAACGGTTACGCCAATAACGTTACAATGGCACAAAAGGAATTAGACCAAGCCAAAAAGAACCAAGAAAAAGCCCTAAAGGAGCAACAAAAGGCGCAAAAGGCACAACAAGCAATCCAAACAATCCAACAAATCGGGAACCTTGTAACGGCGTCCGCTTTGATTTGGTCGCAATTAGGGTTCCCGTTTGCAATCCCGGCTATTGCGATAATGTGGGGTTCCTTTGCCGCCGCCAAAATTAAAGCCGCCCAATTATCCAAGTCCGCCAACGCCGGGGGTTCGGAAAGTTACGGCGATGGTACGGTTGAAATGTTGGCGGGCGGTTCCCACCAATCCGGCGATGATGTAGATTTAGGAACCAAACCGGACGGAACCCGGAGGCGTGCCGAGGGCGGGGAGTTTTTCGCCGTTATCAATAAACGTAATTCCCGGAGGTTCCGCCGCCTAATCCCGGACGTGATTAATAGTTTGAACCGTGGGACATTCCCGCAAAAGTATTTGAATGCCTACAATACCGACGGCGTTAATGTTACGGTTCAACAAAACAACGCCCCGGATTTACGGGATTTGAAAGACGATGTTAGAGAGATTAAGGAGCAAAACCGCCGTCGTCGTTATACCGATGGCAACGGCAATGTTATTGAGGTTTACAAGAATTTGACACGTAAAATTAAAAATTGATATGAACCCGATTTATAGACATTCATTTGTAAATGCGTTTTTGGCAAACGGGGCGATAAGTAACACGACCGGGAATATTAACGGGAATAATACGAATTACTATTATACCCGTACATTTATCCCGGTTAGTAACGTGTACCCCCGCAAATTGTATCAAAACCATACCCCGCAAGCGGGCGGCACGTTTTACGATAGTAACAAAAAAGTAATTGGCGGTTGGGGTATTGACCCGCCCGCCTCTAATACTGAATTTGATATACCTAACAACGCCGCATATATCCGGTTTAATGTAAGCAAAGCGCAATACGCCAACGGGACGGCATGGTTGAGATTGGGAACGTTGGACGCCCCGAACGTCTTACAAGGTCAAACCGTGCATCCGATTTATAAGGACGATTTGGCAAAGGAGTACGAATTAGAAAACAACCAACGGTTTTATCGTGCCAAATTATCCGGCAAAATTACCTTTGTCCGGGATGATTACGACTATATAAACCGTCAATCGTTCGACAATGAATTTTTGTATTGCATTGAAAAGAGCGACGACGGCGGGCGTACATGGTTCCAATACTTTCAAGGCAAGTTTATGAAAACCGATTGTACGTTTACGGATTACGATAAAAAGGTTGTTGTACAACCGGACGCAATCGACGATTATAACGACGTGTTGGCGGGATTGGAAAAGGAATACAATTTAATAACGTTAGCCCCGATAATCCAACGGATAACGATAAACAAGCGTCCATTAATTCAAATATACGTTCCGGGGGATAGTGTTGTTTCTTGTTTTTTGGGCGGTACGAATTGGGAACAAGACGCAAACGCCACGACCGACCAAAACGCATTAGTACAAACCTATCATTTTGCTTTGTGCAATATATTGAAAGAAATACAAATTACGTCCAACGGTTTCCCGGCGGTAATATCCGGGCTTTATACCGGACGAATGGCGACGGGTGCAAGTGCGGACGTATTCGAGGGGAAATTATACCCGGAATTGAATGTTAATTATTATATCTATATTTCACAACAACGAATAAACGGGGGGGTGCCGTTTGGTATTGCTATAGTTGAAATACGGAAACAATCCGACGATACGGTAATGTTTCGTTATCAAAAGATAACGAAGGAACCGTTTGATACGTTGGAATTTGATTTAACCGCCGTTGAGGGTTCCGGGGCAACCGGAACAATGCACGCCGATATGAAAAGTTATAATATATATGCCCGGTATTTGTGCGACGTGGAGAAAATCGACGACCTTAATACATATCCATTGCCCGCCGATGATATAGTTGATAATAACCGTAATTATAGGCGTGCGATTGGTTACGCAATCGACGTGGCGTTTATTTCAAACAACTTTTCAGACACCCCGACCGAGTGGGGATTAACGGACAACGGAAAGTATTTTGCGCCGCCCTATTCCATTTTCGGACAAATGTTTTATCCAATCGCCCGGTCAACGTGGCGTTATGCGTCGTTATGGTTTGGATTTTATTTGATGGATTGGATATTAGAGGAAAAAGCCCGAAAAGCATATACTTTGCGGGATGCGTTCCCGGTTGCGTCTTGTATATCTGTTTTGCTCAATCAGATTGCGCCCGGTATTACCCACGCAGCCACGGCGGAATACAGCCAATTTTTATACAGCGGAAACAACCCAATATCCGGGTTGAATTTCCGTTTGCTTGTATCACAGAAAACCAATATTATAAACGGGGAATATCAGCAACCCGCACAAAAAGCCCCGACGACCTTACAACAATTTACCAATATGTTACGGGATTGTTTCAAATGTTATTGGTTTATTGAGGACGGCAAATTTAAAATTGAACATATCCAATATTTCCGCAATGGCGGTTCCTATTCCGGCGGGGTTGTGTTAAGCCACGATTTAACAAAGGAATTGAATTTGCGCAACGGGAAACCGTGGGCGTTCAATACGTCGGAATATTCGTTTGATAAGGTTGATTTGCCGGAACGTTACCAATTTAAGTGGATGGACGACGTTACGGCGGCTTTTGAGGGATTGCCGATACAAGTAATTAGCAAGTATGTAACGCCGGGAAAGGTTGAAGAAATTAATATATCAAACTTTACGTCCGATATTGATATGATGTTGTTAAACCCCGGCAATATGAGTTCCGACGGGTTCGCCTTGTTTGCCGCCGTGCCGCCAACGTCCGGGTCGCAATGGATATTGCCATTTACCCGCCAAACAATAAACGGCGTCGAATACTTTTTGCAAAACGGATATTTGGCGTTTATCGATTTGCAATCCCCGTATTGGATGTATGATTTACCCGCCCGTCGTGTATCAATAAACGGTTCCGAGGTTTACGCATACGGTATTGAGAGAAAGAAGAAACAAACGTTTAGTTTTCCGGCAAATGACGACCCAAACCCGATGCAGCTAATAAAAACGTATATCGGTAACGGTCAAGTTGATAAATTAAGCGTAAATTTGTGTAGTCGAAACATTAAAGCAACGTTGAAATATGATACAGAATAACAATATAAGCGTATTGCCGTGGTACACGTCAATAGAGCAGCAGAACCACCGTAAAAGTTACGCATACGGGCAAATATACCCATTGTTCGCACCGGCTGATAGATTATTGCCGTTTCAGATAATAAGAAATACCCGTTCAAATTCTGTTACGTCTGTTATTCTATATGATAAAACCGGAAAACAAATTGCAAATATAACAACATACATGAGGGAAACCGGATTGCAAGTTGTCCGGTTTCAGTCGTTGGGATATGATGTAATATTATACCCGGCAATATTATCCATGCCGTTAAATCAGTTTGACGGAATTTATTATTTGCAGTTATCTGATGGCGTTCAAACGTGGTATTCTGAAATGTTTACGGTTGTGCAGGACGTTTCCGGTTATTTGAAAATTGATTGGTGGGACATTGAAAATTTAGTGTTTGACGCCGGACAAATAGTTTATAAAAATCCGACATTCAAAAACATGTTATATCTTTGTACCGAGTTAGGAAAACCGGATTATGAATTTGAAGAGGACGGCGAGGAAAGGGACGGTTATTTTTTCCCGGAAAAACAAATTTCGGTAAAGACGTTCAAATGTACTATATTGGCACCGGAATACTTATGCGATGTTATGCGTTTTATTCGTATGGCTGATTATATACACATAACGGATAAATACGGCAGGGAATACGATTGCGATACGTTTTTAATTACCCCGAAATGGCAAACGCAGGGGGATTTGGCGAGCGTGGAAATTGAGTTTAAAACAAATACCGTCGTTAAGAAAATAGGACGTGGATATATTATCAATAATAATGGAGATTTCAACGGCGATTTCAATAATGATTTTGACAACAATTAAATTAATTAGATTATGGGAGATTACAAACAATTAAAACAAGCGATTGCCAACGTTATTAAGACAAACGGAAACCAAGAAATTACCGGGGCAATAATGCAAAACGTGTTGAACACGATTGTATCAACAGTTGGAGCCAATAGAACCTTTGTTGGCATAGCGAACGCAGATACCAACCCCGGGTTGCCGGACGGTAACGTTTTTTATATCGCTTATAAGGCGGGGAATTATGTAAATTTCCAATCCAAGGCGGGTAATTTGACCGTAAACCCCGGCGAATTGGCAATATTATACAACGGGACGACCAATTGGGATAAATCTGTTATCGGCATGAGTTCGGACGGCGTTATTGCGCTTGCGAACATAACAAACCAAATCAACGCAACCGGACGTTATGCGTACACGGATACGGGTATTGTAATGGGGTCAAATGCAGGGTCGCAAAAGATACGTATATTTTTGGTTGCGGGTGAACGTTACCAAATTACGTTAACGACCGTTGGAGGTGATGCCCCGGCAAATATACAAGGTATTAAAGCCGACGGAACATTTGACATTATTGGCATTATTACAGGAACCCCCGCCGGGGCAACGAAAACCGTAACGCCAACCGAAAATTATTACGGGTTTACGATTTATTACAGTTCCAAAACAACCGCCACGTCTGTAAATGTATTGTTTGAAGTTCCGACAACCGAGGGAATGGGTTTGCCGGACGGTATGGGGGACGCAACAAACTTTTATCCCGACCCATTTATTGCGGCGGGTGCGGATATTGCGGAATTGGAAGGCGTACAAGATGTAATTACAATTGGAACGCCTCAATATTACAACGACCGTATTGTTTTGCCCGTAGGTGCGTTTGTTGGCGTTCTATTGGATTTGTCGCAATTCCCATATAATCCAACAACGGATTATCTTAACGCATTAATGAAAATTAGTGCGCCGGGTACAGGTCATTTGTTAAATGTGGCATTTGACCCTACAACGTCGGGTGCCTTTATTTCAGCCGTTCAATTAACGACCGACCCGCAATTTGACGGTTGGGTATCTTTTTACAATGTAACCGGATGTTCGACGTCATCCAACCGTTGCCGTGTAACATTCGACAACCGAAAAGGTACACAGCCGTTAACGATTTACCGTTGTATGATGTGGACGGGTCAAGATGTAACCCCGTTCGGTATGTTCGCAAAACAGGCGTGGAACGCATGGAAAAAGGTAAAAGATATTCCCATTAAAACAATTAATTACGCCCCGTATTACAACGAATTTAATATACAGAGTTCAGCAATGAATGTTGTAAAAACACGCACAACGTTATCTTATACGGTGAACGATGCCGGAACTACTGCGGTTATTGGATATGATTTCAATTTGGCGGATAGTTCGTTTGAGATTGGCGACGTTATCGGTTACGGTGCGGATAATGTGGTTGTAAGTAGTGCAACAACCGCCGCAATGTATTGCATATTTTACAATGATTCAACCGAGATTTCCCGGTTAACGTTACAATTAAGAGCAGGCGGTTTTTGCACTCACTCCGGCACAATTCCGGAGAATACAACCCGTATATTGATACGTTTCCAAATTATGGGCGTTGGTGCGGCAATATCGGTTGGCGACAACTATTTGACAAAAGGCGAAATAAACAAATTGAGCGAATGGGAACGCCAAAGCATAAAGCGCGGGACAACTGTAAACACAACCGCCGCCGTTGTTTACGTGGATGCGGTCAACGGAAACGACACGAACCCCGGCACGACGGAAAGTGCCGCATTAGCGACGTTTGCCGCCGCATTTTCCAAAACAGGCGTTGATACAACAATTATATTGATAGGGGACACGACCGAACGTTTGAATATCAAAACCAAGTCAAACCAACGTTCCGTCCGTCTTATCGGTAAACGTGGATTAGTTAACCGTATCATTTGCGGAACAAAAATTGATAGCGGAACATTAGTTGCGGGTACAACGAACGTTTACCAAACCCCGTTGTCGTCCTTTTCAGCCGCCGACTATTTCCAATTGTTCCAACATGAGGTATTCGACGAAAGTACGTTGATACCGGACAACGAACGCCACCCGTTACAACGTGGGAAAACGTACCGGTGTGATAGCACAAAGATAACCCGTGTTACGTCGTTGGATGCCGTGAAAACGTCCGAGGGTTACACGTTCTTTTATGATACAGACGCACAAATGTTGTACGTCAAAATCAAAGAGGGTACAACGTTAGCCACCAACCCGGTTTACATTCCGGGCGGTTCCGGTATTTCCGGCAATGACGGTTCCATTGCTTTTGAAATGGTTAATATTGAATGTTGGTACGGTTCAATTTCGTTAAGGTTTTGCCACGGCGGACGGGCGATTGATTGCGCAGCAAAATACGCATTTGGCGGCGGTGCGTGGTCGTGGGATGCGGCAATTGGTGTGGAATTGATACGATGCGAAGCGGCACGGGCGTTTAGCGGTTCGAGTACCGGGGACGGGTTCAACGCACACAGCACAACGACTGACCAGGCATTGGCGAAACATACCGTTGCAACGATGATTAATTGTTGGAGCCACGACAATAACGACGACGGATATAGCGACCACGAACGTTGCGAAACAACCATTATTGGCGGATTGTTTGAATACAACGTAAAAGCCGGATTAACGCCCGCTTATGGTTGCCACGATACGATATATAACGCCTATTGCCGTAAACAGGTTAATAGCGGTATCGCATTAGTTGGAAGCGCAACGGCGGAGGAGGGCGGCAGAGGTTCGCAAATATTCGTGATTGGTTGCATTTGCGAGAACAACGCAAACAATTATTACGTTTCCGGCGATAAGTCCGGGAAAGATGAAAATTTTGGTAAGTTCGTAAATTGTATATCTTTGAACGGTTCAAAATATGGGTATTTGTGCGGAGCGAACGCCCGTATTGAATTGAACAATTGCACGGATAGCGGAAGCCCAACCGCAAAAAGTGGCAACGTGATAGTAAATAACGCCGCATTGGTAGAATAATTAACCGGGGGCGGGTGCGCCCGTCCCCATTTTCACTTACTTAAATGATGCAAGAACGTAACATTATTAACGGAACAACCAACGGCGGTTGACAACCGCACGGAATTTATGTTGTGCGAGATTATAAAGCAATAACCAAAACGGGGGCGGTTTACCGCCGCCCCTTAACTCTTTATTTAT